TGCACCTGCAACTTTCGAACAACCTTTCGGTTAGACTTCGACTGGCCAATGGCCAGAAGAAGTCCTAGCTACAACGTATCCTCCTATCCTTCGGATGGGATTAAACAAGGACCGTTCTCCTAATGATCTCTCTGACGCATATCTGACCTTAAGGTCAGATGCGAGTCGTATGAAATCATCCTGCCTAGACTTCTGCTTAAAGCGGAAGTTGAGGAAGTTGAAGAAAACGGTACCGTGCTCATCTTTCGTTATTCTGTTGAAATTTACAGAGTAACAGGCGCTGATCCTCCTATTGTCGAGAGACAATTGGAGGCCAGCGTCCGAAGGAAAGTCATCGGGTACCAAGAAAGGGTATTCTCGGTAACGTCTGATAACACGAAACAGATATGCAATCGCATGGCGATTATATACATACTTTAAGGGCCCGAAGTACGAAATGTACTTCTCTAAGACCTGGTTTAAAGCATTATATAACCATGCGATGAATGCCTGCTCTGTGTTTGAGGTAGGTCGTTTTATACAAAACGGCCGAACATCAGTCCCGTGGAGGTAATCACCCCCACAGGACTCTCTAAAGCCATCGTCAGCTCTATAGTGACTCTTCTCAGAGTTCACTATAAAACCGACCCGCGTTGCAAGATTCATAAAAGAATCAGCAGAACGAGTTGGAACGATGCAGTCATCACCAAAAACGGATACGTCATTTTTGACATAAACCGGACATAATAAAGAAGCGGAATGCTTCCTATCATGAGTGTGAAGGCTGGCTGAAGCCAGGCAATAGAAGACGATACTTTCCAAAGGAAAGGTCGTCGCGTTACCCATCGTTGAAAACATGCTCAGCTCTACGGACTCTTCATTTAGAGTCATTGTAGAGCAACGAACTTGATTCAACAAATTGAACCACTTGGTCGGGAGTAAAAACCTGACCAAATCGATCGATAAACAATCAGAAGCGGAGGAAAAGTCAATGGTGGCCAAAGAGCCATCAATTGAACCTTTCTTTGCCAATAATTTATGTTTATCGGGTAGGCGACTAACGTCTAAGCCGAAAGACTTCATAAGACTGTACATGTATTCCATCAAACCCTGTTGCAAAAACATATTTGCAGTAGGCTCGATGGCGATCATGCGATCAATCTTATTGGTCTTTGGGACCGTCGTAGCCCGCGACGCCTTTACTAACTCGTATTTAGGACCGTGAAGGTCCATACGATTCAGGTGCTGAACCGCGTTGTCACACATAGTGTCATAACAAAAATACGCATCTAGCAAAGGTCTTGCTAAACGTGTTGTAGAGATTGGATACTGGAACTTACGTTCCATAGAGCAATCAGAGTACTTAATACCCTGGGAGACTCCGCCACTATGCTTGCAAAAAGCAAAAAATGTGTCGATATCCAATTCATATAAAATCTCATGTGCAGTCGCGCGAGCTCGAAGGAGCTGGCGGTGATACACGGAGAGATTTGTATGAGCCAATGTAAGAGGAGGAGAGTTCAAAGCCTCCAAATTTTGCATATGGCTATTGATGGAGCGAAACTTAGCGAACGCAAGTTCACGAAGGTCAGCGCCATCATCCAGGTACTTATACTTTTTTAAAGTAGCAGTCGCCTGGCATTCTCTAACAAAACACGCCGCATCGAGAGGAAGGCCCGTGAGGGGCATCCTGAGATCGCGACGAACAAACTGATCGAGAGTTGTTATAACTCGATCAGCCCGAAGCCCAAAGTTTTCCCTTGGACCTCGTGTGGTACTTCTCTTTTTCCTATTCATGGATTAAATCCTATAGTAAGGTTAAATTGAACACACTAAAGTAGTGCAAATTTTACGATGAGACTAATTATAAGCCGCCAAAAAAGCGCCCTATAACGAGTCCAAAAATAAAGCCAGATCTGACGACGTTTAGTCGACACTCTGGGCATTATACGCATCGCTAAAATCCGCATCTCCTAGCAACTGAGAGGCCGTGTTTACTAGCTGATCTATTTCCGCTTCAGACGTTTCAACGTCGACAGCGATAGTAGCTCGGAAAGTATTCACGACTAATTCACCTGTGGCTAATACCATCGGCTGTTTGAACACGACTTGTGTTCTAGCTTGGGTAAAACCACTTGGTGCAGTTGCTGATGCCTTCGGTCTCGTGACTTTAAACGAGACAGTGGGGCGCAGTTGCGCTCCAAGGCCATCATCTACATAAACAATATGTTCATCTAGATTTTGACCGAGGGACTTTAATGTGGTAGCAGTACCACCTGTGACACTTATTGCAGTGCCGCCAACTGAAATGCTGGCATCTTTAATTTGAGGCATAATATGCTCCTATTAGTTTAAAAGATAGACCTTTAGCGTTGAAAGTTTTGAACAATCAGCGCGACAAGATCCGTTATTTTTGTGACACTAGATACCAGTCCTGACAAATTGATTGTCGGGATAGTATCAATGCCACTAGGGGTCCAGCTGATCCGGTCATAGATAAAGTTAGTATACTTATATCCTTTACCAGATGAGCTGAAATCCTGGCGCCAAGGTACATCCAGTAAAACGTTGACATAAATGTCTTCCGTTTTCGTGGTGACCCAAGCGTACTTAATGGAAATGTCTGGATCGAGAAGGTTGGTGAGTCCGGCAATTGTACCGGAAATATCAGCAACCCTATCGACCATAAAACTAAGGGGCACAACTTGCCACATAGCTAAAGGGAGGTCTTTCGACCTTAACCCGAAGACATATCGCCACTCTGCAGCGGGGTTCGAGACTGTATATCCGATACCTGCACTAACCGACTCAGTTCGAGTAGCCCTTCGGCTCCAAGAATTGTTCGGAGTGTAGATATCAGAAA